AATTTAGAGAGTTAAATCGCATCAAAGTCAAATTATGCTTGTTAGGAAAAAACGAACAATTAAGTGGCTTACGGATGAATTAGGTAAGAAAACTGCTATTATGAGTAAGTGGTACACTAATGTGTTATATAATTTGATAAGATTGCAAGATTGTTTGACATTGACATACAAGAACATATTACAGGTACAAATTGGATCTATGACAGATAATTATAAATCTATAAACCTGAGTATGATGTCAATTCTATAACAGGTTACCGCAGTTTTTCCTCTTTATACAGACCCCGAAGTAAAATTATTGTTAAAAAACTATATAAGAAAGATATCTATGTGGCCAGATAAAGAAGCAGAGATTGACTACCTTAATTTTGGATATATGGTAGATATGGTTGTTGATATAGCAACCAATAGGGATCTATCACCTTCAACAATAGGGCTGTATGGCGACTGGGGAAGTGGCAAGTCTAGTCTGATGAAGTTAGCTCAAAAAAAGATAGAGGAAAAGAATACAGAAATAGGGGACGAAAAAGATTCGATTAAAACCCTCTGTATAGAATTTAACGGATGGCTTTTCGAAGGATATGAAGATACTAAGACATCTCTTTGCGGTGTTATATTAGATGCATTAGCTGACGAAAAACGCTTCAGCAAAGAGATAACAGATTATGCAAAAACACTAATAAAGAAAATAGATTTTAATAAGATTTTAGGAAAAAGTATTAAATATGGATTGGATTTCTTCTTGACTGGTGGCATTGGTGCATTGACTGATTTGACTCTCAGTAGTGTACTATCTACTATTAAGACTAATGTTAGCGAAGTACAGGCTAAAGATTTAGAAGAAATTCTTAACAAGTTTAAGAAGGACGATAAAACACGAACGGAAATTAAGAATTTCCGCGAGGAATTTAAACAACTTCTGCAAAAAAGTAATGTAGAAAATGTCGTTGTATTTATTGACGAACTTGACCGCTGTCTGCCCGATACGGTTCTCGAAGTGTTTGAGGCCATGCGATTATTCCTTTTTGTAGAAGGTATGTCTTTTGTTATAGGAGCAGATGAACGCCTTATACAGTATTCAATAAAGAGTAAGTACAAGGAGGTACCAGGCAATAATTTGGATATCGGGAAAGAGTATCTAGAAAAGGTAATTCAATATCCTTTATATATACCCCAATTGACGCGAGCTGAAGTAAATCAGTATCTTGCTTGTTTATTATTGAGAGAGACCTTGACTGAAAATCAGTTTAAAGAAATACTGAGTATTATATATACTCTGGCTCCAAATCAAGACTTTTCGATGGAACAGATCAGTGATAAAGCGCCAGATATCGCAGAGAGTTGCAAAAAAGATATGGCACTTGCGCGACAGATCTCCTCTGTATTGGCTCCAAGCATTAATGGAAACCCACGTCAGTGTAAACGTTTCTTGAATACATTGTATATGCGACTCAAACTTGCCAAAGCGAGAAATGTAGCTCTTGATAAAAATATATTGGCCAAGCTTATGTTAGCAGAATACTTCAATCCGGAGTTTTTCAAAGCTGTCACAAAACCTGAAAATAGAGAACTTTTTAAGGCATTTGAAAAAGGAGAAGAATTGAATGATGACAATCCTTTTGCTGTGTGGAAAGAAAAGGATTGGGTAAAAAAGTGGATGCAAAACGGTACTAGACTAGATGAAGAAAAGTTGGACAAATACGTTTACTTTGCAGATGTTAAAAATCGCTATGGACAATCAAGCCTAGACATGTTGAGCCCAACTGCCCGTAAATGTTATGAACAACTTGTTGACGGGACTGAAATGAATAGAAATGCTGCCTTAAAATTGGTTGACAAACTTGTACCCGGAGAGAAAGCAATCATTGCATCAGAGGTATTTGCTGTGATAGAGAATACATCAACTATAAATGTAGAGGTTTTAAGATCTTATACTGAATTCTGTATAAAGGCTGGAATGACAGAAGATGCATTGAAGAAACTTATGGAGCAACCTGTAAGCAAGTACAATGCGGTTGCTTGTGGGCAGTTAGCATCATTTATTTCCAACCTATCACCTGATAAGGCAACTATGTTTAACGATTATCTTTCGACAAATCCGGAGTTGAAGAGTACCATCGAGAGACAGGCAAGACTAAATTCAATTGTATCTTCAAATAAAAAATAATGGGAACATCAAGTTTATATAAAGGTCCAAAAATTACATCTTTATTACCTTCAGATTACAATCCAGATGTAAATCCAGAGTTGGATGCACCAGATGAAACAATACCAACAAAAGATGAAGCAGGAGAGGCTGAATCGCAACAGGATGATACTGAAAATGAAGAATCAAATGAGCAAAAGGAAGACCAATCTAATCAACCTTCTGTCAAATGGGGTACAGTACGTAGCTCGATGAGGAAAGCCATGAATAATAGAAGCAGTGGCAATGCTAAAAGTGCTATAAGAAATTACACCAAAGCACTTGGTGGACATACTAATGCCACACGACAAGCTGCAAAGGTTCGCAGAACGGCCGGTATTCTCTACAGTTACTTTGCTGGAACGCCAGAATCCATTCATCAACGATTTGTAGATGCAGGGATACGTTTTGATGGAAGGGCTACGAAAGATATCTTTAATGATATATGTGGACTTATTGCACCTGTACCCAATGACCTTGAGGATTCTCTGACAAATAAAGCTTTACGTGAAACTTTTGCAGATGTAGCAGCGGACCAAAGCATTGATCTCAATCAACTTGAAAGCTTCAATGAAGAATTACTGCAACGGCTAGTAGGTGGATTGATAAAACATTATATTTTTGATAAGTTGTTACTACAATCAGAACAAACAGCTCTCAAGAGTTGTGAACATGTATCAGACTTACGTGAATTAGAAAAATCTATAAAAAAATATATAGATGGGATTGTTGACAGTGTTGTTCCTAATATAATCAAGAGTGGTTTGAACCCTGAGGACTTTAATAGGGCATTGGAAACGCTATGTGATATTTCTTATCAACAAATGGAGGAACTACGATGAAAGAGAGTTTTGTTTTTACACTATCAGAACATGATAATTTTCAAGTTGATGGTTCTAGAAAAGTAAACATTAATGATCCAGAAGCATTCCAGTATACATTTTGGAATCCCAAGACTGGTTACGGAAAGAAACATATGTACGTTACACCCCAGCGTTTTACTGATGAAGCTATGGATTTGTTTTACATTTCTCTTATGGTTTTCTGTGTAGATAGAAGTGTAAGTCGTAAAAAACAGGAAGATGCATGGACTCGAGACCTTGAACTGTACATTCCCGTAAAAGCTTATGAAAAATGGGGACATTGCAAGTCTATCTTAATAAATGCATTAAACTTCCTGACAGGTGACCACTGGGCTATACATTTTAGAGAAAGAGTGACCACAACAGATGATGAGAACAAGTATATAAAGGGAAGATGGCGTTATCGTCGCTCAGTTAGAAAGATTGATTCTGATATATTTTGCATGCTTTCTGGTGGGTTAGATTCATTCATAGGTGCTATCAATCTGCTCAAAGACGGGGAAAAGCCTATATTCGTTAGTCATTATGGTGGAGGTAAGGGAGTAAAAATATATCAAGACAAAGTTATCAACTCTTTGAAAACCCAATATTCTATTGATTCCAAACGATTCTTCAGGTTTTATGCAGCTTCTCAGAGTGGTGTTGAGGACACGACACGTTCTCGATCGCTTATGTTCTTTGCTCATGCCATAGCTATTGCTTCAGGTATTGGTCATCATGTAGATTTGTATGTGCCAGAGAACGGTGTAATTTCATTAAACATACCTCTGAGCATTATGCGATTAGGTAGCCTTAGTACCCGTACAACACATCCGTATTTTATGGGAATGCTACAAAGTCTGTTATCAAAATTAGATATAAACATATCATTAGTCAATCCATTTCAAATGCAGACAAAAGGTGAGATGATGAGAACCTGTAAAGATCTTGATTTTCTTAATGCCCATTATCAGGATACATTATCTTGTTCGCATCCAGATCAAGGTCGCTGGACTGGAGAAACAGTGGGACATTGTGGGGAGTGTTTACCTTGTACTATAAGAAAAGCTGCAATAAAAGCCGCAGGACTGAATGATGCCACCGTTTACCGGCATCATTATGAAACTGAAATAGGATTTGAATCATTACAGTCTTATAAATTGGGGTTAGCAACACCAAAAGATAGTTATGCAGCTATACAAATGTCGGGACCAATTACAGACCATATAAATGATTATGTTAGTCTTTACGAGCGAGGTATCAAGGAATTGGAAAATCTAATTAATTCACTTTAATGGAACACCTCTACGACACTCATTTCCATCTGGATTTACAGAAAGACCGGATTGGTGCTATTTATGAAATAGAAGAACATCAAATTTATACAATAGCAGTCACTAACTTGCCAGACTTATACAGAAAGGAATCTGGTGAGATAGCAAGCAAGTACATTAGATTTGCACTTGGTTTTCACCCAGAATTGATTCATCATTATAAAAGCCAAATCCCATTAATGTGGGAACTTTTGCCAGTAGCACGTTATATTGGAGAAGTAGGGTTAGATTTTGTTGATAGGACATACAAAAACGAACAATTAGCATTTTTTAGCGAATTAATAGAGCGATGTCGTTATGATAAAGACAAAATAATAACCATCCATTCACGGCGGGCTGTTAGACAAGTTCTAAATATAATTGGAGATAGATTCAGGTTTAAACCTATACTTCATTGGTTTACAGGAAGCAAGGAAGAGTTATTAAGTGCTGTGGAGAATGGATTTTATTTCTCCATTAATAAATCAATGATGAATACGAAAAAATTCCAATCTATGTTTTCATTAATACCAAAAGAACGATTATTATTTGAAACAGATAGTCCATTTCTCTCTTTCCAATATTCTCATAGCGAAACATTGATAAAGTTGAGACAATTGATTATAGAAGAAAGAGAGGATGTTAATATGTGGAATAATTTTAGAACCGTATTAGAGGGTTAAAAGTTTTGTTTTGTGGGCTTTTCCTCAATTAATTTATTATCACCTAGTAAGACAATAGCGTTCGATTGAATACAATGTTATCATTAGTTTTTTATTAATATAATTTAATATTAAAAGTACAGACTTTCCTATCACTTTTACACTAAGAGATTATGATTGACTCTAAATGTTAACATTCCTTTAGGATAAAGTGTTTTGAAACAATATAGCGATTATGATCACATAAAATGCATATAAAACGGAGCTGAATTTTGTTTTAGTTCAGCCCCGTTTTATAACCTAATGTTTTTTTATCAACCTATCCATATCCTCCGAAATCTTGTCATCTGTAACTTTTGCGTATCCTTGTGTCGTTCTGATATTTGTATGTCCCATCATTTTGGATATGCTTTCCATAGGAACCCCTGCAGAGACCATTAGGGTGCCAAAAGTGTGACGACTTTGATGATATGACAGGTTATGTTTGAACTGATGGGAAAAGCCCAACTCATGTATTTCAAACCAGATCATATCACGTATTGGTAACGGGAAGATGGGCTTACTGTCATCTGTCGTATTATACAAGGAAATTATCTGCTCCGCGACCGGATGCAATGGTATAAATGACTCAACGCTTGTTTTCTTGCGGAATGTTCTGATATATTTCCGTCCTTCCGCAGTTGTACCTATATGATGAGGATAGAGATTGCGTACATCAACATAAGCCAAACCGCAAAAACATGAAAATATAAAGGTTCTTCTTGCCAGTTCTTGTAATGGATCAAGTTTAGGACTGCTCATTATCTCCTGAAGTTGTTTCTTGCTTATATACATGAGCTTTGCAGGTGCCTTCTTTTCATATTTTATATCATCCAAAGGATTATACCTCAAGATTCCGTTATCTACGGCTAAATAGACCAAACGTTTCAGCCAACAAAGACAATGATTCCGGTATGATGGCTTATGAGGGTAATTTGTTTTCAGATATAAAATATAATTGATGCCAAACTCTTCGGTTATATCTGTAAAAAGCATGTCCTCCTTACCCAGAGAACGGATGTATTCACCCAGATAGTAATGATACATTTTTGATTGTCGGTAACTGGAAGTTGAATCTATTTGAATAGAACGGATTTTCAGATTTTCCCGTTCCACTTCCCCTGCTTGTAATATATACTTCGGGATGTCGGCAGTTCCTGTCATGGCTGTTTTCAGAAGTTCCGCACTGATAACGCCGTTCACTTTCAACAGTTCAGCATAAGTTTTATCTACGCGTTTCTTATATTCACAAAGCATTCCATTCAGTCTGTTGTTTTTGACTTCTCCTTTCTTGCTGTTCCACTCTTCCGGCTGGCAATATAACCCAGTCGATAATGCAACAGCCTTTCCGTCTATTGTAATACGACACATGATTGATGTAGTCCCGTCAGCTTTGACTTTACCACGGTTTATATAATACAGTTGCTTATATGTACTTCTCATGATTCTTTCTTTTTTGATTTCATAATACCAGTTTCATATCACTCGTTGCTTCGATGAATTTGTCCATATCCTCAAAAAGTTTTTTAGGAGTTACCCTTGCATAAAGCTGGGTAGTAGTCAGATTGGTATGGCCCAGCATTTTGCTGATCGTTTCGATGGGAACACCAGCTTCAAGGGTTATCAAACTTCCGAAGGTATGTCTTCCCATGTGATAGACCAAATCACAGTTTATGCCAGCCAAATCACGCAAACCTTTCATGTGCCGTCGCATATTGGGATGGTGTATCATCGGGAAAAGCTCTTCCCTCTCATCCGAACGATATTTTTCTATTAGAGCGATAGCCTCCGGCAGCAATTTGACGCGTGCCTGATAATCATTTTTCTTTCTCAGATACTTTAACCACAAATCGCCCTTATCATCCTTGTATATATTCTCTCGGGTAATTGAAACCGCATCCGCATATGGGACTCCTGTATAACAGGCGAAGAGGAATAAATCTCTGGCTATGTTATGAGTGACTCTTTCCGGTGGTATTACGACATCACGGATCTTCTCAAAATCTTCGCGGCTCAAAGCCCGTGGTGGTTTACGGTGCTCTTGGGGTAGTTTGAAATTCACAAAATAACGCTTTTCCGCGTATCCTTCCTTAAATGCCATCCGGCAGATTTTCTTCAGGATGGCCAGATAATGTCTTGCCGTATCTACCGCAAGTCCCTTGTCCTTCAGAATATAATTCTGAAACTCCCAAGGAATGTGTTCATTCAACTGTCCAAAAGCGACATCACTTGTCTTGAATCGTTTTTGAATAAATTCTCCAAGATACCTGCGGGTGTAAATGTATGTTGACATGGAGCTTTTCGCCACATCAATACCGATTCTTGAACGCATATCCTCTATATGCATATCAAGCCGTTTCAACAGAGTCATCTGGGTTTCCACACTTCCCTGGAAAAGCTCTTTTACGGCAGTCGCGTCAAAATCAATCTTACGTTCTACAAGTGAATCAAATGCAGAATTGACAGAAAGCAGGAGCCGGTCAATTTTTGCATTAATATCAACGGCTTCTTTACTCTTTCCATTCAGTCGGCTTTCTCTTGGATTCCATAACTCCGGAGTACATGACAGCTTACAACTGAATTGTGCCATCGTGTTGTTCACCGTTATTCGCCCCATTATCGGAGCCTTTCCGAATTTGTCAAGACCGCTCTTTTTCAGGTAGAGCAACACCTTAAATTTTTCTACTTTCATACGCTTATTTTTTAATGGCAAAATTACCTATTTTATAAGCGTCCTTTGATATGCAAAATGCTGACATATAGTGAATAACAGCCTCTGTGACAGCTTCTTCATTGTTCAGTCTGTTACCTATTCGGCTCAGGTAACTGGGCAGCTAACATTCTGGTAACTGAACACCTGCAATATCCTGTCCATTTTTGCTTTCCATTATCTCAGCAAAAAACAGAACTTTTGCTCATATTCAACCAATTACGTTTCCCTTTCTCATCCCTTCATCTGCTTGCTTCCTGTATTCTGTTCCATTGCTTTCGTCATTCTTATGCGACCCTACAATTGGCTGGAGGCACTGATATTTATACAGTCAGCAAAATGTTGGGGCATACAAATGTACGAACAACGCAAGTGTACGCAAAAGTTGTAGATGAGAAAAAGGAGAAAGCTACAGAAACCTTCAAATTGGATTTGTCATCCACAAGATAATGAACTTTGTTGATTTTAACAAAAAACACAATATAACCAATAAATGAAGAATTACATGGATAAAAAAGTTTACTACGGAGAATACTCTCTAAAGCATTGGATTGAATTGCTGTTGAAAAAAGATTTGGAGCTACCTCCTTATCAACGAAACTTTGTTTGGTCAGAAGAGCAAGTAAAAGAATTTGTTAATGGTTTGAAAGGGGAAATCTTTGTACCTCCTGTAACAATTGGAGTATGTAATAAGGATGGGGTAAACCATAATTTAATACTTGATGGGCAACAACGCTTATCTAGTATTCTGTTGGCATTTTTCGGAGTTTATCCTAAAAAAGATGCTTTTCCTCGTGATGAAGACGAGCGGGTCATGGCAGATGGTGTTGCGGAAGAAGATGATGAACCAGATGTAGAATACATAAATTGGTCACTGCGAATATTTGCTGACAAAGGTCCGACAGTACAAGGTGTACAAAGCGCAATAACTCATCAACAATATAGCTTTGTAAATTATGGAATAACTGAAGACTTTTTTGAGAACAAATATCTCCCATTTTCCTTCATTATCCCTAATGCAGATAATGAAGCGGAGCAACATGAATTTTATTCTTCCGTATTCCGTAACATAAATATTTTAGGAACTCCTTTAAATCCGATTGAAAGTCGTCAATCACTTTATTTCCTTAAATCAGAACTACAAAGTTTCTTTGATCCAGAATGTTGCAGAAATCTAAAAATTGAATTAGTCGGGAAAAATCAAGCATACGATTTTGTTAGGACAATGGCAATTCTATCGCAATATAAAATAGATGGAAGATTCAACCGACTTGCGCAAGGATATAAGCCTAAAATGGAGAAATACTATGAGGAATATATATATGCTGTTGTCAATGATAAAAATAATGGTGTGTTTGTTCAATTCTCAACGATATTTCCTGGCAAAGATTTCGCTCCAAGAATTACTCTATTAAATGATACTTTAAACGAACTTGGATATAATCAATTACATTTCAAGTCAATCATTGATTCTGATGTTTATATGTTTGGTCTTGTGTACAATACCGTAATAGAAGGAAACAATATAGATTTTACTCGTAAAGATGCTCTAATGAGGGAACTTCAAAATAAAATATCCTTTTTCAAACGGAATGATGGTCACAGAGCCTCTCCTTCATTATTGAAATATATGCGTACTCGTGTCGAACAATCTATAACTATATTCAATCGTTATGTCATACATCCAGCCCACTAACCATATACAGTTTATTCTGAGACCTGAAACGGCAATAATAAAAGAAGCGTTTAGATCTCTTGATGCTACTAATGGTGGTATTGAGACATACCCAATTAGTGACTATTTACTACATTCTCTTTTTTTGCGATTAACCGGAGCCCAAGAACAAAAGTTGAAATGTATATGTTGGGAAATGGCATGCAGGGACTATGAGTACCGCTATGAACGGTATGAACGCAAGCCATATGGCGAGTGTTCTAGTTACGATGACAAATGTATGGTGTATAATGATCTTTTGAATGAGATTAAAAAGCTTGATGAAACATTTGATATTACTGATGCTATTAGAGATGAAATACTTGATGACTGGAAAACTTCTATTCAATGTGTACTTGAAAATAGTTTGTTGGTGCGAAATTTCAAAAGGAGCTATGATGAATATAAATTGCTTACAATAAATATAGATAAAAGTTGGATAATGCAGGGCACACAATTGTTTCTAAATAAGAACAATATTAAAGCTGAAAAGAGAACTGCAACTTGCGGACTTAGTTTGCTGGAGATATTCAAGGAGTATGTCTATAAAGAACGTAATCGTTGTGCTCATAATACACGTTCTTATCAACACAATTTACCTTCTATAAAGGAAATGATGTCTCTGGGATACAAACTGCAAAATTATTTTTTGTATATGTCAATCACCATCTTGTTAGATAAAATTTACATCAAACTATTTGAGGTTTATTTATCCAAACTGAAGTAATTTGCTTGCTGTTAATAGTTACTTATATAGCCATCTGCGTAGATTCTGCGTGGGTGGCTTTTATTTTTATCTACAGTCTTTTCTTGTGACCGCCTTATGAATCCTTTATGATTGGTGACATTACCATAAAAATCTACTATTGACATTCTCCACTATTCACATTGATAATCAACAGGTAATTCTTATGATGATTATGTTTCGTTACTGCTTTTTTATGTGATGTATTACACCATGAAATCAGTATGCGCAATCGCTGTTACTTTGCCGAAAAATCAAAAAACAAGTAGCAATATGAGTGAGAAGAACATTACATTTGAAGATTTACCTAAAGCTGTGTCGTGGTTGATGGATAAATTGAATGAGCTGGATTCTAAAATAGATGGACTAAATAATCAGAATCAAAGCGTGCCAACCGAACAATGGATGAACCTCAAAGAATTGTGTGATTATATTCCCAGCCACCCGGCAGAACAAACTGTATATGGTTGGACGAGTTGCCATCTAATCCCATTCCACAAAAGAGGGAAACGTATCATGTTCCTAAAATCAGAAATTGACGAGTGGCTCCATGCTGGCAAAATAAAATCTGATAAAAACTTGGAAGATGAAGCCGCCCAATTCATAAAGTCAAAAAGAAATACCAAATTCTAATGGATTCAACCAATTTATGCAATGCACTCAGAATGGAATTTGAAGGGGTCTTTGAAAACAAGATTCCCTTGAATGCTTTTCCTGTCAAAATTCAGGATATGATATTGGTTTTATCTCGACAGGAGAATTATTCCATTGAGTACATGATGGCTTCTCTTTTGGTGGCAATGTCAACCGCTATTGGCAACGCTGTCAACATCCGTATTCGTGGTGGTTGGATTAGTAATTCTGCCCTTTATATGATATTGGTGGGTCGTCCCGGAATGGGTAAAACTCCACCATTGGATTTTGCTTTCCGCCCTATCCGCAAGCATGATGCACAAGCTGTCAAACAATTCAAGTTGGAGATGGAGCAATATAACAATCTGATAGAAAGCAATAAAGGTAAGAAAGAAAATACTACTCCTTTGCCCAACAAACCTATTTTACGGAGGGCTATTATATCAGACTTTACTCCAGAAGCGTTAATGCGTGCACTTGATGACAACCAACGAGGTATTGTAGTATATGTGGATGAGATTATGGGTATGTTTAATGCCGTAAACCAATATAGCAGAGGACAACTTATCGAGCAGCTATTAACTGCATTTAGCGGTAAGCCTTTGGATATTTCAAGGTGCAGTATGCCAGTACCGATTCATATAGAATATCCCTTTATAAACATTGTGGGTACGATGCAAACAACACGTATACACGAACTGATAGAGAAAGGTTATAAAGAGAATGGTCTGCTTGACCGAATTATTTTTGTTTATCCATCGTCCAAAGAAATTGCTGATTGGCAATTGGATGAAGATTCGTCCTTTGCAACTTTTGAGAAATACTCGGCTATGTGGGAATCAATAATTGACAAGGTGGTTAGCTTGCCTTTTGCAGAGAACGAGAGTGGTGGAAATACACAAAATATTTTGGATTTTTCTTCGGAAGCCAAAGCCTATTTTACTAATTGGCGTAATAATGCAATTCGAGCTGTCAATCAAATTCAAGATGACGGACTGGTGGATAGCAGAGTAATTAAGGCTCCCATGATAACGGCTCGTTTAGCATTGATCTTGCAAATCCTTCGTTGGGCTTGTGGAGAGGTTCATAAGGATTTTGTGGATATAGATTCAACAAAATCGGCTATTGCTTTAAGTGAATATTTTGAGAGTTGTTATGCAGATATTCAGAAGTATATGTTAAACGAGAGCATTGAGCCTCAAAAGAAAGAATTGCTCGACTGCCTTTCCGTGACTTTTACAACTTCCGATGCCATTCAAGCTGGGAAAGAGGTCGGATTGTCAGAACGATCAGTAATGTATTCTTTGGTCAATCTTGCCACAAATAAGATTATCAAGAAAGTAAAACGAGGAGAATATGAGAAACTGCAATAGATAACCTCATTTGCACGTCGCAGTTGTTGCAGTTTGCACTTTGTTTTCATATAGGATTTCTGCAAAACTGCAATAAGTGCAAACTGCACGAACTGCAATAATAAAACGATGAAATATGACCAAATATAGATTTTCTCTTCAAAAATATAAACGTGGTTCAAAGCTATCATGCCCGAAATGTGGAAAGAAGCAATGTTTTGTCAAGTACATAGATAGTCAAGGAGAAATAACCTTTCCTGATTATGTGGGTAGATGCGATCATGAACAATCTTGCCAATATCATTATACTCCGTCAGATTATTTCCATGACAACCCAATGGTGCTGGATTACAATAAGGATAATTTTGTTGAAGCTGATAGGCCTAAGTCATACCTGCTACCTCCTTCTTTTGTTGACAGTGAGCTAATGGAACGTACTCTTACCAACTATGATATGAATCCATTGTACATTTATCTTTCTGGAGTATTGAGCAAAGACGAGACTTCTCGGATATTCCAACTGTATCATGTTGGCACATCAAAGAAGTGGGGCGGTTCTACTGTCTATTGGCAAATTGATTGGAAGGGTAATGTGCGAACAGGGAAGATTATGTTGTATGATTCCACAACGGGACATCGGGTAAAAGAGCCAAGAAGTTATGTGAGTTGGGTACATACAGAACTGAAGCTTCAAGACTATAATTTGAAGCAATGTTTGTTTGGCGAACATCTGCTGTCTGAGAAACCGACCAAACCAGTAGCCATTGTTGAAAGCGAAAAATCCGCTTTGATTGCTACCCATTATATGCCGGAATTTATATGGCTGGCTACAGGTGGAATGCACGGATGCTTCAAGTCTGATGTGGTGAATGTTTTGATAGGTCGGTCAGTTATGCTATGTCCGGATTTAGGTGCAAAAGAAGTTTGGCAAGCCAAAATGCCTTTGCTCACTTCCGTATGTTCCAAAGTTGTATTGAGTGATAGCTTGGAACAATGCGCCACTGACGAACAGCGAAAGTACGGATTGGATATTGCGGATTTCTTATTAATGACTGATACTCCACAAATGATTCTTGATAAAATGATACAGCGCAATCCGGCTTTGCAGACGCTCATTGATGAATTGAAACTGGAGTTAGTGGATGTAGAACAGATGTGATAAAAAATGAATAGGACAGCTCGCTGTCTTTGGAAAAGGGTTTGTAAAATCCCGTAGCTTATTAGGGCATTTTCACCGCTTTCACTCTCCGAGTGGCAGTAAAAAAGCCCATAAGCGGAGGGATTCCCTCTTGACCCCTGGCTGCCTATGGCACAAAAGGCGGGATTTTACAACCAAAGAATCAATGTACGACAATAAAGAAAATGAGATATGAGTAATACGCAATACGCAGTCTGCCACCTGCAACGTGGCAGTGGTAATGATTCCGGTATGTCATGCCATATAGAAAGGAAGGATGCCAAGGGGGAAAAATATGTACCCGTCAATGCCGATGCAAACAGGACACACCTCAATCGGGAACTGGTTACATTTCCTGTCGGAGTGAAGAACAGGACGGATGCCGTACAACATCGGATAGACCATGCCGTACTACATCGCAAGGTCGGCAAGAATCAGACAAAAGCCATCCGCATCATCCTAACTGGGACACATGAACAGATGATGAAGATTGCCAAAGAAGGCAAGTTGAATAATTGGATAGATGCCAATCTGAAATGGCTTAAAGATACTTTCGGAAGTAAAAATCTTGTTTCCTGCGTATTGCACATGGACGAGAAAACTCCGCACCTGCACGCCACAATCGTACCTATTGTAACAACAGAACGGCTTCGCAAGAAGCGTGAGGGTGAGAAGAAGTATGCAACGAAGTCCGGGGCACGCCTATCGGCAGATGATGTGATGCGACGTAGCAAGCTGCACGAATACCAGAACAGTTATGCAGCAGCCATGAAACCATTCGGATTGCAGCGTGGCATTGTAGGGTCTACAGCAAAACATTTGGCAAACTCGGAATACTATAAGCAGCAGATAAATCGGTATGAGGAAGACATCGCTAAATTGCAAGCAGACATTGAAAAAGCACAAGATGGAAAAAACACAATTCTTTCGTGGTTCGGCAAGGGGGATTTGGCTAAAGCGAAAAAAGAACTTGCGAATAGGGATGAGCAGATTGTCAAACTCAAAAATCAGATTAAAAACCTCATAGCTGAAAAGTCTCAACTGAAAGAAAAGCACAGGGGAGAGATTGAACAATTAAGGAACGGCTATCAAAAAGAGATAGACAAGGTTATATGTATGGCAGAAAAAGCCGACCGACAATCCAAAGAAAAGGAATCTGTTATAGATAAGTTGAATTTACGCATTGCCCAGCTCGACCGTAAGGCTAATCCTCAGCGTTACAGTCTGTCATCTGGAGCGGAACTTGTCCACCATTTCATCCCTAATTATAATAATCCAAGTCTGCATATTTGGACACAGGTAGGTAATGAGAAATACGATACTATAAAATATGTTGATTGGTTCAATCCAATATGGGAAAGTTTCACCAAAGACGAAGCTACCATCTATGAATTGATAAATGATGTGTTTGAGCCTCAGGAACAAGTCAATGAAGCACAAGCCAACCTGCTTGGAGTGGCTTTTGAACTAGCCATCGGTGGTCAGGCACAAGTCCATGTCGGAACAGGCAGCGGAGTTTCATCTTCTGAACTCCCTTGGGGAGAACAGAAGACGAAAAATTCACAGCGACGCAGATAAATTGCTTTTACCAAGTTATAATCTTATCCACAATCTCCTGTTGCTCGGCACTACTACGCCTCAAATAAATACGAGTGGTCTCAATGCTCTCATGCCCCATCAGGTCAGCAAGCAAAGAAATATCGTTGAATTTTTCTAAGAAATTCTTGGCAAAGCGGTGACGGAACGAATGAGGGTAAACCACCTTCTCATTCAATCCGTATTTGGTTGCATAGTTCTTCAACTGTTGTGCAATCCCTCTGGTAGTGATACGTTCACCAAAGCGATTAAGAAAAAGATAACCTGTAGTACGATTGACTTTGTCAAGCCATTCTGTGGCTTCTTTACGTAAAGACTTCGGAATGTAGATACGTCGAATTTTTCCACCTTTAGTGTAGATGTCAAAATAACCTATTTGCACGTGTTCCACCTTCATTTGTATTAGTTCGCTAACTCTTGCACCTGTGGCAGCGAGGAAACGAACAACGAAATACCATTCTTGATTCTCTTCCTTTTTTAACTTGTTTTTCAAAAAGGTATAATCGGCATTGCTGATGACATTTTCCAAATAACTACGCTGTTGTACTTTAACGGATTTTAATCTCAGACGAGATTTCCCCATGCAATCAAGATATTTGTTCATTGCCTGAATACGCAGATTCACGGTCTTAGGCTTGAATTTCTCAATGAGATAGGTTTTGTAAACAAGCAGGTTGCGCTTGTTCAATTCCTTATGTCGGGAATAATACTCTTTTACGGCATATAGATAAGCCGCAATCGTGTTCTCCGCCATATTTCCTTGACGAAGATACATTTCAAAATTTCCAATGTTCATGTCTGATACATTATTAGTTAAACAATTCACTATCATTAATAATGTATGGTATTTACAAATTCATTGAG